AGAATAAAGAAATCACAGAATGTGCGTTTGTAAGCACCGGAAGTGACTACACAAACTATGCAGTGCATATCAAAGATGAGAATGGTATTTACCAAATCCACAGTTATGTGTTGAATGATAAGAGTGAATTAGTTAGTCATGAAGTGTTTAACACAAACTCAATGATTGCTTGGTTTTTTATTTTAAGACCAAACATAAGTAGCAACTTCTTAACTGAAATGAGTGATGATGAACTTGGTGTGTCTATTTATGCCAACTGTTTAGACAACTTCAAAGCCATTGATAACAAATATGATGGTTTTGATTTGGAATATGTGTTGGGCAGGAAGCGTATGTTTGTTAGCACAGAAGCATGGACAATCAATAAGAATGATGGACAAATCACAAGAACATTTGACCCTTATGACACGCTATTTTATCACCTACCTGATAACAGTGAAGGCAAACCAATCATTACCACATCACAAGATGGCATAAGATATGATGCTTATGTCAAAGGCATCAATACTGAGATGTCTTATATTGCAATGAAGTGTGGCTTGGGTGAGAACTTTTTGAAGTTTGATGGGTCTATGGTTGCCACAGCAACGCAGGTTGTTGCAGAGAATAGCAGTTTGTTTAGAAACATCAAGAAGCACCAAATCCTAATTGAAGAAGTGCTTATTAGAATGACCAAAGCAATTATCAATGCAAGTAATGATTTCACAGAAGTTGTATTTAATCCTTTGGAAGATTTTGACATCAAGATTAAGTTTGATGACAGTATCTTTGAAGACAAGGGTAGTGAAATGGACAGAGATAGATTAGATGTCCAAGCGGGTATTTTAAGTGTGCCTGAATATAGAGAAAAATGGTATGGAGAAACAGAAGAAGAAGCAGTGGCTCATTACCAAGATTACTTCTTGAATAAGATTATTGATAGTTACTTATCTGCATTGACAAGTGGTGCAATCACACCTGCTCAATATGTGGAAAAAGTGTTTGTTAATGCACCAAATAAAGAAGAGATTGTCCAATACATTACTGACTTTATGGGCAAACAACAACCAGACATGCAAGATGTATTATATGCAGGTAATGAAACCGGCAATAATGAAGGAGAAGAAGTAAATGAAGAAGAAACAGTTAAGCAAGAAGAAACCATTGAAGAAGAAGAGCAAGAAGATAGTGAAGAGCAACAAGAAGAAGGAGAAGATAGTGAAGAAGAGTTACAAGACCAAGAAGAAAAAGAAATAAATAAATAAGTGAGAGTGTATGGCAAAGAAAAAAGACATCAATGATGTCACTGATGAAATATCTTTGATTATGCGTGAAGTGGTGGAAGCCACAGAGAGCAATTTGCTTTTTGAGATTGCCAATACACTTGAAAAACACAGTGAAGGTGCTAAGAGTAGTGAAGATTATTTAAGAAAACAAATGAGTGAGAATAAAGCACTGCAACAAAGAATGCAACGCATAGCAAGAGAAGGGGAACAACTACAAATCAATGTTGCCAAGAACATTGGCACATTTGCCGGTATCAATACAGCACCACTTGAACAAGAGATTAAAAAAGGCACAAAGATTGTGTTAGATAGTGGGATGGATGATAAGAATAAGCAAGTGCAAAAGATTTATAGATTGAATAAGTTTAATACATCTGCTCAATTTATACCTGATTTAAGACAAAGCATCATCAAAGCAACAGAAGAAGGCATTGAGAAGGGCATTGACATAACTTATAAGCGTGGAAGAAAAATAGGTTATAGAGAATATATGGAGATGGCAGTAAGAACAGGCATTCAACAAGAAATTGGTGAGCAACAAATAGAGATTGCCAAAGAAGCCAACATAGTTTTCTTTGTGTGTGATGAGTTTGGGGATTGTGCAGATGACCACGCAGATTATCAAGGGAAGATTTACTATAACGCAGATTACACAAACTTTAATTTAACAGACCAAGCAAAAGTAATGATTTCAAGAGCAATTACAAGAAAAAAACTTTTAAGTGTGCAGGAAGTGCGTGATAATAAACCATTTTTAACCACAAGACCTAATTGTAGGCATAGATTGATACCCATTAGCATTGATGAAGCAATAGGAGAAGATTTATCTAAGGTCAAACAAAGTGTTGATAGTGTTAGGGGCAATTATAGACCCGAAAACTATGAAGCATCACAGCAACAAAGGGCTTATGAGAGAACTATTAGAAATAACAAGAAGGTTTTAGATTTTTTTGAGAAGAAAAAAGGTGACAACAAATCAAATGAGTATGATAAGGTCATTCAAGCAAAAAGAAATAACATATCAAGAAACCAATTTAAGTTAAGACAACTGTTGCAAAGCAATCCATCCTTGTCAAGAGAGCCAAGAAGAGAAACAAGGAAGATTTTGATTAAGGATTTAGGTGTGAAGTATAACTTGAAGAATATGAAGGGGCAACCACCCACACCTGTGACCAACAACCCACCACCCACACCACCTATTGTCAAAATAGAAACACAAAAGAAGATGGATGAAACTGTTGCATCACATTATGCAATGCCGGAAGAGAAGAAGGTTTATATTAAGCAAAAATATGATATTGATTGGGGTAGTGTTACATTTAGAAATACTTTAAGAATATCTGCACCTTCAAAAAGCCTTGCTGCTGATGTTGGGGTTTGGAGAACATCCATTGATGAAGTTGGCATACCAACAGAACAAGACACAGAAGAGAGAAGGAAGGTTTTATTTCTTTATAAAGATGTTTGGAAACACACTGACTTATATGACATAGGTTATCAAACACAAAAAGCATATTATTCACCACAAGCAAATCTTGTAGTGGTGCAAAGATTAAATAAAAGAGATGTAGCATCTAAAAATAGAAATGTAAATACATTCACGCATGAATTAGGACATGCCCTTGAATATAGTTTGGCAACAAGATTTGGATTTACTAATAAACATGGCATTGGTATTACCAAAATTGGAACTGATGACATCATAGGCAAATTGGCAAGAGAATATAAAGCAGGTGGTGCTTATAGGGGAACAAGTAAAACTTTTTATAATCAAAAAGCAGACCCAATGGACAAAAACTCAAAGACAGTAAAAGAAGTGCTTGTTGAAGACATTATTGAGAAGATGAAACAAGACCCAGAAATAGTGCCTGAACAAATTGAAATGTTTAAGGGAAGTTTGGCTTTTAATCAAGGTTTGGATGATGCAGAAATAAAACCAAGTGCAAGTAATTATAAGGGTGGAATGGGTTTTATACTTAGTGATGATGTAGAAAACTTTTATGAAAAAGTAAAAAGTAATCCATCTTATGTTGCTATGGACAATTACATAAACAAAAATAGAAGTTTAGTAAAAGATGTAACCAAAGAGTTGGGTTGGGATGAAGATAATAAAAGATATGAAGATACAGTAGAGAGATTAAAAAATGGTGTTAGAAATGGTGACCCACAAGCAATAGCAGAATATGAAATAGAACGCAAAAAGATTTTGGCAAAGCAAAAAATATATTTAGCCACAGTTGAAAAAAGAAGAGAACAATTAGAAAAAGAAAACATAGGAATATCACAAGTAGGTGACTTCTATGATGCATTATCAAAGGGAAGATTTTATAGCACAAGAAGACCTAATAAAGAACTTTATACAATGAGTGGTCATGGAACTGCTTATTATGCAACAAGAGAAAACCAAAATGTAGAAATCTTTACGCATCTAATGACTTTGCAAACACTTAATCCAAAACTATATGAAAAAGTTAAAAAAGATTACCCCAGCATTGTGGGTAGTTTTGAGAAGATGGTTAGTATTGGTGTTGATAGTTTGACAAATCAACAAGCAAAATTAAAAGAGCATCAAGGGGCGGGTAGAACAGGAAGGAAATATCAACACATTGGTAAATCTTTTGAAGATGAACTTGATAGTCCATTTTAGATAAAGGAGAAAAAATATGAATATAGATTTAATGGAATTAGAGATGTATGCGTTAAAATATCAAAACCGGTTTGGTTATGATGAGCCATTTTTTATCAACCTTATTGATAGAAAAACTTGAAGAAGATACCAAAGAAAAACTTAAAGCAATAAAGTGGTGTGTGGAGAATGACAAACCCTTATTTTTTGCACCTAATATAAAAAAGATTGCCGGTGAAGATTTCTTTAAGGGTATGTGGGATGTCTTCTAATATGCTTGTAGCAATGTGCTATAATTATCTTAGGTTACAAGTTGCCTTAAAACTTGGAGATTAAAATACACTTGGGAGAGTGGCAAGATGGAACAAAACAAAGCAGTTGTTGGCACATCAACCAACACAGCAGAGCAACCTGCTGAACAAAAGGTGCAAAGCCAAGAAGTTGTTGCTAAACCACAAGAATTAGCACCAACAAAAGCAACTAAGCCAACAAAAGTTGATGTAGAAGAAAAAGTGTTTAATCAAGCACAGTTGGATGAAATTGTTATTAGCAGATTAGGTAAAGAGAGAGCAAGATTGATGAAGAAGTTAGGGATTGAAGATGAAACCCAACTTGAAGAAGTAGTCAAAAAAGCAAACTCATACCAAGACCTTGCTAAAAAAGTTGAGCAATTTGAGAGTGAAAAACTCAATGCTCAAAAGTTGAATGTTTTAGGAGAACTAAAAGCAGATAAGGATTTCATAGATTACTTATTGTCTAAAATTGATTTTGGTGATAGCATTGACACATTTAAGGCAAATGCCAATAAATACCTTGAAGAAAACCCAAGATTTAGGGTTGAAAACTTCAAAAAGGTAGATAGTCAAGTATCATTGAATAAAGGTGCTGGGAAACCAGATTTAGAGAATATGACTGTGGAACAATACCTTGCTTATAGAGCCAAAAACAAGTTGTAGTAGTGCATAAAACAAAAGGAAAAACCTTATAGGAGAAAATTATGCCAAATGTGTTATTGACCCCACAGATTATTGCCATGGAAGCCCTTGCTATCTTACGCAATCAATTTGTTTTCAAAGATTTAGTCCATACTGACTACTCAAATGAGTTTGTCAAAGTTGGTGATACCATCACTGTTAGAAAACCTGCAACCTTAATTGCTAAGGATTTTGCTGGGTCTATTTCAACCCAAGACCTTACTGAACAAGGCATTAGTGTGCAATTAAACCGCTTCAAAGATGTGTCTGTTGCCATTACTTCAAAACAACAAAGTTTAGAACTCAAAGATTTTGCCAAACAAGTTATTGAACCTGCAATGGTTGCACTTGCCCAACAAATTGATGAAGATATTGCAAACTTTGCTTTTGAAAAAGCCCAATATGTTGTTGAATGTGCATCTGCTACCCCAAGCACCTTGGCAGACATTGCCAATGCTGGTAAGCAATTAGACATTGCCAAAGCACCTTTGATTGAACGCGCCATTGTTTTACACCCCCAACACAAATACCGCTATGCTTTAACCCCAAACTTATCACAAGTCAATTTTGCTGGTGATAATCAAACCCTGCGTGATGCGTTACTTGGTAAGATTTACAATATGAACTCATATATGGGTCAAAACTTACCAGCATCAACTGCTGCTACAAGTGGAACTGCCAAAGGCACATTCAAAGTTGCCACTGGAACTACTGCTGGTCAAGTTGCTTTAACTGAATTAAGTGCTGCGACTGCGACTGTCAAGATTGGTGATGGATTTGTCTATTTAGGCAAGTTATACCGCTTTACCGCTGATGGCACAGGTGTGTCTTCTGGTATTACTTCTATTGCAGTTAGCCCATCATTTCCTGCCGGTGTGACCACCCCTGTCTTAGTGCGTGTTGTCCGCTTTGCTTCTTCTATTGCTATGCACAAGAATGCGTTTGCCTTTGTCATGCGACCATTGGACTTACCAATGGGTGCTGCAAGAGCAGCAGTTGTAAATGGTGAAGGAATGGCAGTGCGTGTTGTTTATGGTTATGACCAAGCATCTAAAATTGATACTGTGTCATTTGATGTGCTTTATGGTGTTGCTGCTTTACACCCAGAAAACGCTGTTGTCTTAATTGATACCTATTAAGATTAGTTTTTGTTGAATAAGACCACAAGGGTGGGGTTAAATGCCCTGCCCTTCTTGGTTTATAAGGAGATAATAAAATATGGCAGAGCCAATTTATGTCACAAAACAAGATTACTATGAATGGTCTGGTATTGACTTGGCATTGGAACTCAAAGGGTCAAATTATGACAATGTGAGTGATGCTGTTGATATTTTTTTATTTAGAGTTGAAACTTGGTGTTTAGATTATTTAACAAGCCATTATAGAGTGACTTTAACAGACCCCAAAGATAGACAAGGTAACCCAATCTTTGATTTAAGTGCTTTTAAGAAGGGCATATTGCATCAAATTGATTATCTAAGAAGAAATGGTGATTTGTCCATCCAAGCAATTAGTATTGCAAGGACAACCACTTCTGTTGCCCCAGAATTAGCCCCTAATGCCTATATGGTGTGGAGAAATGCAGGGATGTGCAATATTGCCCACAAAAATCCATTTGGCATTATTGACACATACATCTAAAAAATATGGGAATAGACATTTTACAAAGTAGAGCAAGTAGATTTGATAGAAACAAATACTACAAAAGAGAATATGTTGATAATATGAAACTTGTTGTAGGTGCAGTAGCACAAGGTGTGTTTTATACAACAGATAAAGTTGCTTACAGTGAGCAAACAATGGCAGTAGGCAATATGAAAAAAACAATGAAGATTATTACTGTTGAAACCACAGACAGTGTGACCAATTTAGAAGTTGATGATTTTGTTTTGTATGGTGGTGATGGAGAACTTTATATTGTTGATAGTATTGTTGCAGAAGATTACAACCAATCCAAAGAGTTTAGTAAAAGACAAAGTTTTAGAAGAGAAATAAGGTTGAGAAGATAAAATGCAACAACCACTTTATTTAACTATCTATGCCAAATTATTATCAATGTGTCCGGTTGATAGCACAAACATGATTACTAATATTACTTATGAAGATTTTGGAACTTATCAAAAGATAATCATTTCTGGTCCAACTGATAGGGGTTATGATTATGCAACTATTGTAAATGCAAAGAAAACACCCAACAAAACTGGACCAAACAAAAATAGAGTAAATTATCAATGGGTTGAGAGAGCAATTAAATCTGCCACGCAACAAAGGAGCAGTGATAGCAAATATGAACTACCTTAACTACATTCAATCATTAGCAACATTTAGTAACTTTGTGGTCACAGATGAAATAAACTATCAATACAATGGTGAAGGTGATGCCTTAGTCATCAAATACCTTGCAGGGAACAATTATAAAGATAGCAAAGTTTTGCCTATACAATTAAGTGTTTATACCAATGATTTACAAGCAACCAAAACACTTTTAGAAGATTTTGCTAAGACCTATAATAACGCCCCTTTTTTCTATGACAATGGCAATGGTGTTATTGATTATGTCCAAGCCATATATGGCACACCAATGTTATTACAAAACTTTGATGCATCCGGTAACAACTTTGTGCATCAATTTGTCATTGCTGCAACCTTAATCATCTCAACCAATGTTAGTGAAATCAAGCAAGTGTTTATTGACAATGTGGAATATGAAACCACATCAAGAAGTTTGGTCTTTGTGTCATCTGTTGATAGTCAAAGAATTGGCACAAATGTAATTAACACATCTTTGATTAAGAATAGTGTGGTTAAGTTTAGTTGCAATATGATTAACAAAAACAACCTTTTATTAAATAAGATTAGAACTATTAGACAAGGGCTTGTTAGTCCAAGCAGCACTTTTGCATTAAAGTTTGTTTTTAGTGACAATAACACAGAAGAAACGCATACAATGGTGTTAGAGAATGCTGCCTTGCAAAGTGAAAACCAATCATTGCCGGTCATTAGTATTGCATTCACAAAGTAGGTAAAATATGGCAAACATTGAAATTATTGTAAAAGAAAAAAAGACATCATCTGGTGCATCTGCAAGCCAAGATAGCACAGCAAAATCTGCCGGTGAGAGTGCAAAAGACCAAGACAAAGAAGAAGGCAAACCAAGTGATGCTCAAAAAGCCTTGATTGCAGGTATTATCAATGTTGCTCAAACACAAGCAATGAATGGAATAAACCAATTTGGCAATCTTACCGGAAACTATGTTGCAGCACAAAATATCAATAATGCTATTGAGATGGTGACAGATATTGCTGCAATAGTAAAAGGTGGTCCAGTGGGGCTTGTTTATGTCTTATCTAAACACACATTATCACTTGTCAATAGTAGTATCAATCAAATGAATATTACAAGAGAACAAGATTTTAGAAATAGTTTGCTTGGTAAAGTATCAACAGAAGGAAGTAGATACTAATGTCAATTAACTCAATTACATTAAATGGACAACAAGTTAGTTTTTTATATGGATTGACAATCACTGATGTTTTAAGCAAGGAACTAAACACAGGGGTTTTAGTCATACCACACACAAACAAACTTGATGTTGAGCCATTAGACGCTGTGGTTATTACTTATGAAACCATTAAGGTCATTACAATGGTAGTTGCACAAATCAATGCTCAAATTATCAATCATGAAGGCACAAAAAAATATACTTATAACTTGGGTTTGGCATCACCAACACTAAAACTTCAAAGGATTGTTTTACCATCAAGAACAATTACTAATAGTTTGGATGGAAGTGCAGATAAGACCATCTATAAGGTCATTCAAGAGTTGGTTGAGATTTATGCACCAACCTACACTTTATCTTCAACCTTGCAATCAAAAACAGCATCTATTACATGCCCAGAGTTTTCTTGGAATAGACCAACCTTGTTTGAAGTGTTAAATGACATCTTAGGTGTTATTGGATGTGTGGTTACTATCACAGGGTCAAGCACTATCTCATTGCTTGATTTATATGATAAACAAGATGCTATTGATGAAACAAAGTTAAGTAACTATGAAATCAATACAAATGTGGCAGAATATACAAACCAAGTAGAAATCCAAGCAAGTAATGTTTATGATGTCATTACTAATACAACTAATGAATATGTCACAGTTAGAACAACGCAACAACCTGTATTGACAGATAAAAACCAAGAAATAGTTTTACAAAAACCTATTTTTCAAATTAAAAAAGTAATTGCAAAAATATTGATTACAACAGGTTTTCAAAGTATTGTGCAAGACATTGACATTACATATAGAGTTGTAGAACAAAGTGTTTATGACACATTTTACAATAGTAATGCTTCTGGTTTTTTAGCAGATACATCAACCAAAAAATATAGAAGAAACTATCTTGTTTATAAACAAGGTAGCAATGTTATAACAAACTTAGATTATAGAGAAGATGATTGGATACCTTATAGCAATGGTAGGAATGCAATGGTCAATGTTATGTATTGGGCTTTGCAAGATACAAACAATACTTATAAAAGTTTTTTTAATAGTGCAGATTTTGATGGTTTTTTAGATAAAAAGATTTTATTTTTTATTGAATATTTATCTGGGGATGATGTTACATTTAGAGTTGCAAAAGACAAACCAACAAGAAATGATGGTGTTTTAATCAATGCACAAACAAATGCAGAAGTTTATGCACAGTCATTAGGTAAGCAACAACAAGAGTTTGTGAATAGAATAGGTAATGAAGAATTGACTATTACAGGAAGATATTTAACTTATGATGAAATACCTATTTTGAATGATTTTATAGGAGATTATATTTTGACAAAAAGAGAAATTGTATTTGAAAAAAGTTTTTATAACTTCAAAGGCATATTAAGTAAGCACTATGCAAAAGACAATATGTTTGCTGGTATTAACACTTCTAAAAGATACACTGAAATTGCATCACCAAGTAAAGCATTGCTAAGCAATCATATTAGTCAAAATACTTTTGTTTTATCAACTTCAAGTGGCACAAATAATACAGTTGGCATCAATAATTATTTATTAAGATTTGGCAAAGCAGTTGAGAGAGTGCAAGGTGCTATTGTGCAAACAATAACAACCCAAGCAACAACATCACCCTTTGCACACACACTATCACCAAGATATTTGATGGAAGGCACATCACATGTGGTAGGCAATAGCATCATTTATACTTTAAGAATGCAAGACAATGCCAATGTGGCTTTATCTATTGAAACTGATTTCAAAGTTTTAGGAACAGATGTCCAATCAATGATAAAAAATCCTTATGTCAATGATTTAGGTAGATTTTATGCCATTGCAATAAGGTTGTATAAACAAGATGGCATTAGAAACCTTGCCCTAAACTTTTTGAACTACACTTCACCAGATGACATATATGGTAGTGCAAACTTCTTAAATGCAACAGAAGTTGCAGGGAAGTTGCCGGTTGTTGCTACCACAGAAACATACACCACACCAAGTGGATTAGTAAATTATAGTAGAGTTGATGAAACAAAAAAGTTTTATAATTTTGTTGCCACAGGTAGTTTTAGCAGTGGTGGATTGCTTGACTATAAAAAAAGATATAAAGACAATAGAGAAATAACAGCAGAAACATTGCAATTTAATATTAGAAAAAGTAACAACACTTTTTTTACAGATAAGTTTTTTGAATATAGCCCTTTTATCTATAAAGGAACAAGTGATTTACCTTTATATGTTGCTTACTCAACAACACAAACTTACAATGATTTAGATATACAACACAAAGGAACATTAGAACTTACAGGAACTACTCAACTTCTAAATATAGTTATAAGTAACAATCAAATCTATATTTCACCAACATCTGCTGGTTTTTCTTGGTATGAAATTAACGCATCAAGTATGGTGAGTTGGGCAATTTGTGATGCAAATGGCAAAATCATTGTTGCAAGAAATGGTAATTTGACACAAAGGTTAAATCTTAATAGTGTGAATATTGTATAATTAAAGTAGGAACTAATATGCCAAATATAGATTTTTTATATGACACCGCAGACAACACCTTAGAAACTATTGTTGATAGTGGTTACA